CGGTAGGTAAAAATGAAATAGTATCATTCTGTACATAATTACCACCACCAGCAACTGGTGTTATAGAAGTTACATCACCATTACCATTAACAACAATAGTAAATGTACCAAATTGACCAACCCCACTCGTAGAAGAAGGTGAAACCCCAGTATATGTTCCAGCATCAAGACCTGTGTCTGTATTAGTACTAGTAACAGTTGTAGCAGGGCCAGATACTTTTACTGAAGGTGTTAGAGAATATCCATCACCACCCTCACTAATAGTAATCGCGGTTATATCACCAGAACCAGCAAAGTCAATCGTAGCAGTTGCTACTGCTTGTATAGGATTGTCACCAGTAGGTGCATCTATTAAAAGAGTAACAGGTGAGGTATATCCAGAACCAGCCGTGGTTATGGAAACGGTTTTAAGATACTCTAAATATGATGGTATTCGATTAGTCATCCTTTACCCTTGATATCATAGTGACAGCAACACCCTGTTTGACATTATTGGTGGTGTCTACCTGAGAATCATCAAGGGAGAGGATTATATTTCTAGCTGGTAAAGCGGTGACAGCATATGACTGTTCTTCGGTTGCACGAATTAAATCATCTGTAGAAATATTTTTTGCACTTTCGTGTGGTGTTATGTAAACCCTAACATCCGTATTTCCTGTCCCACTTATAGCATCTATTCTTAGAGATGTTATATCCAATGACCCTGTATCATAATCGATAGTCCCTACTGTTCCCCCTATAATAGTGTTTGTTGCCTTTGTTTTTAAAATAAGGTCACCTTTTGCAAGATTAAATCTTTGACCATTATATTGTTGAGAGGCAGTAAATGTCTCATCTGGTTTATCTGTAATATAAACCTCGTCTTGTGAACCGTTTATGTTCACAGTAAAATAATTCGTCCTAACAGAACTAGCTAATAGTTTGTTGTTATACTTTAATTGATACCGCGTAGCAGTACCAAGAGTAGGTGTTAATTTTTTCATTAACCTCATTTCTATATTGTTCGCCAAAATAGAATCACTTGTTAAGTCTAATTCTTTACTTAATTTTGAGAAGAAGAAGTTTTTCTTTAACTCATTAACATTACTCGCAAAGTGAGTTGATATTTGGTCTAATACTTTTGTCTTAATAGCGTCTGAACTTTCCGTGGTAAGTTTCGGGTCATAAGTTACAGCAATGTTGAAACCTATGTATAAAGTTTCCGCGTCAACAAATTCAGTAACCAATGATACTGGAAGTTTTGGTTTGATAACATTGTTGGTAATGTTATTCTTTTCCGTGTCGGTTATAACAAACCCAGTTTGGGGTTGAAGTGATATATAAACTTTACCATAAACAGGAGGCGAATTATCTTCTCCACCCCACACAGTTACGGATTTAATATTTGGGTTTGATTGTTTAATTGCTGTTTCATAGTCAGTAGCTGTCACAACCCTACCTTTAGCAGAATTAAATCGCGGTGCATTGAAACGAATACTGTTTATATTTTCTAACTCAAATCCACCTGTAGCTGAAGAAACAGTTGTACCTGTAAGATTTTCAGCTGACCCTGTGATACTTGATGGTGGAGAGAATCTCCTAGCACCATTTCCTTGTGTAGCATTTCCAAGAATGTATTCACATATAACAATGTTTCCTACATCTAATTGTTTACCGAGAACACCGTCACCAAAAACAACTTGGTAATATCCATCTGTTCTTTCCTCTAAGTAATATATTGAAGATGTAGATGAGACTCCAGTAATTTGTTCCGACAACGCGAATGGCGTAGCATTTAAATTGGTATTAGAGGTCTGTACTTTTACTGTGAGTGTAGTAGTATCAACATTATCATTAGGTAATATTACTGGCCCAGACCTATTCGTACTATTAATAACTTCTGAAGTAGTAACCCTTGTTCCTTCCACTAAAGTTATATTAGTAAATCTGAAAGCAGATATACCATCAACAATTGATTTGTCTACGGTGTAATCTTTATCTGGTAAGAAGTTAAAATTTCTTCCGTTTACATTAGATGTAAATATTTTGTCTTTTGTTAAAGTAAGACTCGTTGATGTATAAGATGGGTCTGGTGTTATCGTAAGGTCAATAACAGCCTTAGCAGAACGGGCAGACCTTGGTGTGTATCCCATCGTCTTCGCAATGGATACAACTGAATTCCTTTTGACAGCAGAATCAATAAATGCTTCATTAGATACCATGTGGGCAAGAACAGCATTATAGTGAGTGTTATACGCGAGTAAATCTACAAGTTGTGAGATACCAGATGCTTCAAAATCATAGTCTGCAAACTCTGTTTGATTTTTTAAGTGTGTTTTTAGATTCGTTTTTATCGTATCGAAATCTAGTTCTGTTACATTTTTGACTGCCATTTATCTCAACCTCTCTAAAACTATTCCTAGTTCTTGTAATTCCCTAACCCCTCTCACATAAAAGAATATCTTACATGAGAAAGCATTTTCGTTCTGGTTTGGGTAAACCTCTACATCCTCTACTACAACTCTTGGTTCAAAGTTTACAATCGCCCTTTTTATTTCTGTCGCAAGACTCGTACCAGTAGCAATATCAACTGGTTCAAATAATAGTCCTCTTATTGGAGAACCATATTGCGGTTTGAATGGTTTTTCATAATATTGAGTTAACATTAATGACTTTAACGATTGTTTAACCGCTTGAACATCTACTCTACGAGCAATATCTTTTGTATTCGGGTTTTTCGTAAAACTCAAATCAAAATCTTTATATATTGTAGTGGGTTGTTTAAGCATGTCACTATTTATAATACTTTATGTACTAACTCCCTATACTGTTTAAGTCTTTATCTACTTTAGATTCTTTTGGTACAACTTCCAATCTTAAATTCTTGAGAAAGTCCTTCAACCTCTTTATCGTGGGTGAAAACCCCTCGTTCTGAATCTCTTCTAAATCCACCTCTCCAGCATCTTGACTGAACTTCGCAGAAGTTACTTTAATCTTACCGTCTTTTGCTTTCTCATAATTAGGCATCGCTTCACATAGAGATTCTAAGTCACCCCCCAAACTATCAAAGAATCCAGCTGGGTCTCTTAGGATTTCATTTATGGTATTGTTTTTATCACCATATTTGTCTTCCAACTCTTTAGCTTTAGCAGCAAACCTTTCCACTTGTGACGCTAATGCCACCAAATCACCAAGTTCATCAGCGAATGGTATACCCTCTTTTAAAGACTCTATTAATGAATCTAAATCACCAAATTCCTCTTTAAACTGTTCCTCAAGTTTTTTAAAGTCCTGAACAAATTTTATCTTGTTTAACGCGACTCCTATATCATTAGCAAGTCCATCTGCAAAAGCGTCTATTCCTTCACTTAGTGCTTTGCTAGCACCATCAATGGTATCCGCGATGTCACCAAATGCTTTTCCTACTCCTTTACAACTCATCTACTTCTCCATTAAATCGGCGGTGTGGTTGTACCAGCAGATGAACCACTAGATATTGTATGAACATGAGATTGAAGTATGGTACTACCACCAGTAACCAATCCAGTAACAGTAAGAGCACCAGCAATAGTTGCAAGACCAGACATGGTAGTAGTAGCTGATGCTATAGCAGTAAGAGGTGCAGTAAGAGTAATGTCAACCCCTGATGCAATTGATACTTGGCCAAGAGTAGTACCATATGTTATATTACCAGCTCCAACAATCGCGTCCGTAATAGCACCAGCACCAACAACATTCCTAGTAATAAGACCAGCACCTACTAATTTATCAGAAATATCTCCACCACCAAGAATTATTCTATTCATGAGGCCAGCACCGACAATATTATCAGTTATAGTACCAACAGGTGCTCCAGCAGCAAGATTATTAATATTTCTAAGTATCGCACCAGAACCAATAATATCATCTGTTATGCCTGGAATTTGCCAACCCAAGGCGAGACCTGTATTGACGCCTGTAATCGGTAGCAGGGAAAATACATTCTTGATTCCACCAGTTGCCCCGACTGCAAATGTCGTTTTTCTGCCGGGGTATTGTGGTATAATATGTGAGTCTGGAAGAGCATGAATAATGCCAACTGTTCCAATTCTTTCTACCATATCAACTCTAGCAGTTGTATTAACTCTATCCCCCAGAATATTAATACTACTTCCCAGAGCGGGCCCTGCCATGCCTTTGGGTAAATCTGTGGGTTGAGCTGCAAGGTCAATGTTCCTAAATGCACTAACTTTAAATGAACCGCCTGGCAAAATCGTAGGCGATGCACCATCTTTTAGTTTTTGAGCGATGTCTTTTGTATCAAGACCAAATTTAGGTGTAACATTAAAGTTAGCATCTCCAGTTGTAACACTTTCCAAACCACCTCTATTGAAGTTACGATGTGGGCCTTGGTGAGTAGTATTAGTTTCTCCAGTTACCCTTAATTTGTAATTACTAAGTGATTTTTTCTTTTTGTCAGTAGACCCAACTTGAACATTATAGTTTCCTACTGTGTGGATAGAAAATGTACTTTCCGTATCAACTAACTCGTGTCCTTGTATCTTGTTTAACCTATTGCCCATTACAGTATTATATGAGTGTCCACTTACATGTTCATATTTGTTTCCCTTGACATTAATATTGTAATCACCCTCTACCATAAGGTC